ACGTATAATAAGAAGAGTGATCTAATAAAAATTCATCTAAAAATTGACACTGTGTATATAAATCTAAAGGAGATTTAGTAACAGGAGAACCGGTAAGTATTCTTCTGTATTTAGCATGTTTGCCAAGGCCTACTATATTTTTTGTACGTTTAGCGCCAGGATTTTTAATAGTAGTTGACTCATCAATAGCCATATAAGTATTGTGACAATTTAAAAATTTAGCAGCGAAATCTACACCTTTTTTAGTAGAGAAAGCTTCTACATTCATAATTAAAATATGAAGATCTTCTCCAGTTGCAAACAATTTATCTAATTCTTTTTGTTGTTTTTGATTAATTGCTGCTTGCCATAAAACTGACACAGGTTTTATATGACCAGCTAAATGCGTAGGAAATTCTTGAGAATACCAATTTTTATATACTCCTTTTGGAGCCACAATTAAAACACCATTTATTTTACCGGCGTCATATAACATAGCAATATTATCAATAGCTACTTTTGTTTTACCAGTACCCATTTCCATAAAGTACGCAAATACTTTTTTCTTCCACGATTTTTCCAATGCAGTTAATTGATGTGCATAGGGTTTAGTTTTAAATTTATAATTCATAACAGTTCTTCTTTCTGGTTGACATCCTACATTATCTAGAATAGAAGTCAACTATGAAAGAAAATAAAGTTTACGTAATTCAAGAAATACCTGGTACCAACGAAGGACGCCCTAAAATTAACATTATGGGAGCTCAAAAATTTGGTGATATTAAGGTTTTATTGAAAGAAGATTCACAAATTATATTTTCTCCTGGTCCAGTAATATTCGCTTTGAGAAAAAAATTAAAAAATTTTACCAAAGATGATTTTTTATTACTAACAGGCGATCCAGCGATAATTGGAATTGCATGTTCAGTTGTATCTGATATAACTAACGGTAAGTACAATTTATTGAAATGGGATCGACAAGAAAGAACATACTATTCAATAAAAGTTAACTTATACGAGAAAGGTGAAATAGAAGATGATTAAAGAACAGAAATTTGGTGGTCCGTCAGCGGATTTATCAAAACAATTTGAAGCACATTCCCCACAACAAGTAAATGAATTGGAAGGTGTAAGAAGTTTATCTAATTATGTAGTCGAGCTGCAAAAATTAGAGGATGAAATTAAAATCATGGAAGAAAAATTAAAACAAAAGAAAGAAGCTGCTGATAAAATATCAGAGCAAGTCATTCCCGAAATTATGGGAGAGATGAAATTAAAATCCATGAAACTAGAAGATCAATCTTCTATTGAAGTAAAAGAAATTTATGGTGCCTCAATTCCTCTTGATAAAAGAGAAGGCGCATACAAATGGCTTCGAGACAATGACCTGGGTGACCTTATTAAAAATGAGATCACTGTTTCCTTTGGTCGTGGCGAAGATAACAAGGCTAACAATTATGCTAGTCTTGCTGAGAGTAACGGTTACCAACCTTCACAAAAAATGAAAGTTGAACCCATGACTCTTAAAGCACTGTACAGAGAGCGAGTTGAAAAACAATTAGACTTGCCTTCTGAACATTTTAACCTGTTTAAGGGAAACAAAACAAAAATAACAAGGAACAAATAACATGACACAAGAAACAAGCGACTTAACAGTCAAAAAAGAAGGTGCGTTAGCGACTCTAAACTTTGAAGAACATGCTGGAAAAGGTTTAGAAAACATAGATAAGGATGATTTAGCTTTACCGTTTTTAAAACTACTACAAAGTGGTTCTTATGAAACGAAAAAGAAACATGCTAAATATGTTGATGGTGCAGCAGCCGGAATGTTTTACAATACAGTTACTAAAAAACTGTATGATGGAGAAAAAGGTATTAATGTAATACCTTGTTTCTACAAAATGACATATCCAGAATGGGCGCCATTTGATAGGAGTGAAGGTAGACCTGTTCACCCTGATAGAGGGCCAGAAATTATGGCTCAAACTACTAAGAATGGTACTAAAGATGTATTGTCTAATGGTAATGAAATTATCAAAACGGCAAATCATTTTGTTATTCTTGTGGGTGAAAAACCAGAAAAGGCTTTGATGCCTTTGAAAACTACTCAGTTAAAAACTAGTAGAGGTTGGAACTCATTAATGGATAATGAAGTTATCGTTCAACAAGGAACAGGAAAGTCTATACCAGCTCCAGCATTCTCTCGGATTTATCACGTTAAATCTGTAGAAAATTCTGGTAATTTCACTTGGCATGGAATGACAGTTTCCTTAGTCAAACCTGTAGATAACGCAGAAATCTTTAGTATGGCAGTTGAGTTTAATGCTGCTTTACAAAAAAGTAATATAGCTGCAGCTTCGGTTGAAACTAACAAAGTAGAATCTAATTACTAGATTCCTCTAACGAGGACAGGGACAGTGAAGCTAGCGTGGAGCTGTCCCGACCCGGGATCGCTATGGAAAATGAATTTATAAAGCTGTTTACTGGCTATGGTGGAGACTTTGGCATTGCGGATATGTCAAGGACCGAAATAGATGCTGGTAAAAATAAAATAAAACCAGGTTATGAATGGGCTGGTCGTCCCCTTACCATTAATGACTACAAAGATCACTTACAAGGTAAGATTTCTATTGGAGTTCAACCATGTAGATTAAATAAAACAGCTCAGTTTGGCTGTATAGATATTGATCCTCCAAATTATGGAAACTTTAAGGTAGAAAAATATCTATCTTTGTTTCAACAATTTAAATTACCCTTAATACCAATCCTCTCAAAAAGCGGCGGATTGCATTGTTATATTTTTTTAAAAGAAGCTATCCCTGCGATTGATTTAATCGATGCATTAAAAGCTTTTCTGTTACCGCTAGGTTTGAAGCCTACCACAGAAATTTTTCCTAAACAGAAAGAATTAAAGGAAGATGACAAAGGAGAAATTAAACCAGGTAACTTTATTAATTTACCATACTATAACAATGGTGAGTCTACTAGATATGCAATCGACAAAAACGCAAATAAATTATCTTTAAAAGAATTTATTGACATAGCACTTAGCTCGCAAGTTGCTAAAAAAGATCTACACACATTAGTTGAAGATACTCATGCAAATATATTAATGGGAACGGATCCAGAGTTTGAAGACGGTCCACCTTGTTTAGCTTTATGTTCTAAATCTAAATTAGATGATGGCCGAGATAGATTCATGTATAACTACATGGTATTTGCTAAAAAGAAATATAAAGATAAATGGCCTGACCAGGTTATGGCAGCTAACATCAAGTATCTAGAAACTCCATGGGATAAGTCTCATTTAGATTTAAAAATAAAAGCGTGGAAGGGGGACACTGCTGGTCACACTTGCTATGAAGAACCTATTAAAGATAAATGTATGCGTAGCTTATGTTATTCTAAACCTTTTGGAATAGCGTCTGATGGTGTCTCAGCATTTCCAGATATTACAAATTTTCAAATAATAAAATACCAAGAACCTGAATATAGATTTCAAGTTGTTATGCCAAATGATGACAAAGTAGAAGTAATGGTTCCAAATACAAAATTAATGACTACACAAAAAGAAGTATTGAATTTAATTTGGGAACAAACAGGTATTTATTTTGAACCTCTAAAACCAAAAGACTATCGAGCTAAATTAAATGAATGGCGTGGACCTGGATGTGAAACAATATATCCACCTAAAGGAACACAAATTGCAGATAGATTAAAAGATGAATTGTATCAGTATTGTATTAATGGGCCTCAAGCTAAACAAAGAAGTCAAATTAAAAACGGTGCATGTTATACAGATAAAGGACACCATCATTTTAAATTTACATCGTTTATTGAACACCTTGGAAACAATTGGAAGATTCCACAGGAAAGAATTGCAAGACAATTAGAAAAAGAATGCAGCGTAGAATTTAATTGTTCTCTAAATATAGATGGCAAAACTGAAAAAGTCTGTCGAAGTCCACAACTCCACGTAGACAAGATAGCATATAAACCTGTGGAGAGGAAAGAGAGTAACTACTAATGAAAAAATATAAAGTAATAGGTCCTCCAGGTACTGGAAAGACAAGAAGTTTATTACAAACAGTACAGAAATATGTAGATGAAGGCATTCCCTTAAAAAATATAGGTTATTTTGCTTTTACTAGAAAAGCAGCTAATGAAGCAAGAGAACGATTTTTAAAAGTAAATACTCATCTAACAAAAAAAGATATACCTTATTTTCAAACACTTCATTCATTTGCTTTTAATCAATTAGGTTTAAAAGAAGAAAATGTAATGCAGGAAGAACACTATAAAAAAATAGGAGAAACTTCTGGAATTCAAATTAAATATGCCAGCCATGAAACAAATCAATGGAATGGAATCTTTTCATCTGACAGTGAATATTTAAGTTTAATTAACTTAGCTAGAGTTAGACAAATTACTCCAATTGAACAGTTTGATCGTAATGAACATTTAACTTGGGTAGAACGATTTAAACTTGATGCTATCGCTAAAGAAATTGAAAGTTTTAAAACTACTTATGGTTTAATAGATTTTAATGATATGATTGAAAAGTTTTTAAAAGCTGAAGACACTAAAGGTTTTCAAGTAATTATTGTCGATGAAGCTCAGGATTTATCTAAGCTGCAATGGAACATGTTAGATAAAATAATGAGAGACAGTGCGTCTGCTAATCCTAGAGTATGGATTGCTGGAGATGATGATCAAGCTATTT